TGGATTTTGGGTAGTATATCTAAGGAAGACTTTTACAAGAAAGCTACCCTATATAGAAAAGGGGACATCGATAAAGACAACGGTTTTGTATTCAAAGCTGATTGTTACAACCTAAGAATAAATGAATTGAGTCCTATCAATGAAAGAATTTAAAAGTAAAGTAAAAGCGAAGTTGTTTTCGTTAGAAGCCTATCTAAACAAGGATGGCAACGTAGAGATGAACTACGAAGCAGTGAAGCCAGAAGATTTAGAAAGAGAACTTAACACTGGGTTTCCCATGTATGATGGAACGAGTCAAGTTGCATCACTGCTTAGATTTATGAGAAAGATGGGAGACGAGATAATGGATGGTTCAAGGAACTACATCTAAGTGTGGTAATTTAGTAGTAGTTCTTCGCCTTCAGTTATTAGTCTTTTGGTAATAATATTAAACACAAGATGATCATCCCAGTCTTGTGTACAATCTAAAAAACAATTTGGTTTATCGGAGTGATTGATGAAGCCACCAAGAGGTGTTCTTATATAAGTAAGGATCATTGGCACTTTGATATGTGTAGCACCTATGTCTGTGCCTTTCTTTATATCTTGAGCCGCAAAGATTCCGTGACCATGCACAGAACTTTCTTTTATACAAACTTCTTCAGGTAAAGGATTATAATAGAATCTGTTATATTTTATCTTCACTATTTGTTTCTTAACATAGCAAAGTCTTCTTTGTCAATCCTATTATTTTTATTTTTATCAAGTTTAACTTGCCCACCAGTTAAATAACCCATACCAAATTTCTTTTGATCTGTCATCATGCCCATAGCATCTGCAGTTTTACGTGTCATTGCGTTTTGCTGTTGTCTATTTTGTTGTGCTAGTCCACCCATTTGCATCGGTTTACGTGGACTTGCCATGCCACCCCCATACATTTTAGTTGGTCTTTGTCCATTATTGTACATTTTCATTGACTGTCTCCTTATTTAAAAATCTATCTGGTACAACTGCTTCAATAACTTTTGTTTGTAAACTTTTTTTAGAAATGTCTTGCATCTGGGATTCTATATTTTTTCTTTTCTTTTTTATTTCTTTAGAAAATTTATTTAACTCTTCCGTTCTAGGATCATCGTCTTGATCTGCTTGTGCTTGATTTCTTGCTAGTATACTTATAAAAGCTTTTTCTAATGCTTGTCTGTCTTTAAAGTTAGGTGGCTCACCTTCTTCTAACATTTTAACAACAATTCTTCCTACTTCTGGATTATTCATCATTTCTTCAAACATTCCATACTTACCTTTTCTGATAGCGTGTATAGCTGCTTCAGTTCCTAAAAATTGTGTTCCAATTACTCCTCTTTGCCAAGCATAAGCTCTACTAACCCAAGATGCCATTGATAATGATCTAGGTATACCTTGTATAGTAAATGGTATTTTAGACACTTGCTCTCCTGTCATGTACCCTGCGATAGTAATATAGTTATCAAATACCTCGTCTGTACCATCTACAGAGCCTCTCTTAACAAGTTCTCTAAAAGATTTTTCCCAATCTGTTCCCTTACCAAGTAAGTTCATCATGGTTTGACCTTTTATTAAATCGTTTGTTGATATGTCCATTTGACCATCTATAGGACTTATTTCTACTTTTGGTAAACTTGTGTTATCAGCAACTTTAGCACTGTTTTCAACAAACTCTAATGCTCTTCCTGCTATAGCTCTATCATACTCTTTCATTAAACCTTCGTAGTTTCTAGCCTGATTACTATTTAAATCGGCTATGCTACTAACTCCTAATTGATCTAATAGTAATTTTGAATAAGTATTTCTTGTTTGATCTAAAACTTCTATACCTTGTTTACCTAATTTTATTTGACTGTGAATATAATCAGGCGTAAATTGTCTTAAAAGATTATCTTTTGCTTCTTTTAAACCTTTAAATACACCTGTCTGTCTTTGTGCTAATTCATTTTTTATCGTAGTAATTTCGTTTTTAATTTTTGTTTGAATTTGCTTAGCTTTTTTGTTAAATTCAGAAGAGTATGCGTAAAGTTGTTGAACGTCAAGAGCTTCCTCAACCTCTGTTTTATTAACTAATTGTTGTCCAGTGGATGTTTTTAGTAAATCTAAATTGTTAAGAAATGTTTGAAATTTTTCAGTTCCTTTAAGTTTAGGTAAGTCCCCCGGTCTTATAACATCTCTACCTCTTAATTCATTCAAAAGTAATTGTCCTGCATCACTATTTAAAAGTAATTGTTTACCTGCACGTTGAATTATTTTTTGAGCTAATTTTAAACCAGTAGAATTTTTTGAACCATCGAAACTCCAACGTGCTACACCCCCACCTTGAGATATATTAGTTCCACCAAATACTTGAGCTATGTCACTCACTACTTTATCTGCTTCATCTTGAGTTAAATTTTTAGAGCCTAATCTATTTATTATGTCTTGAACCCAAACAGTAGGATCTTTAGAAAGTATAACAGCACCACTAGGATCTTTACCTATTATCTTTCCCCAGTCTTTTCCGTATCCACTTTTGTAACGTGATGCCCAATCTTGCCAAGCACCTTTAGCAAGTCTCCAGTCTTCAAGAACCTCACCACCTACAAAGGCACTTTCTTTTGCATTAGGATTGAAAAAGTTTAAAGAAAATCCTGTTACTTCATCTTCTGCTAAATCAACCCAATATTCATATAAGCTATAATTCTCTTTACCTTGAAGTGATCCCATTTTTTGATAAGCTTTTGATCCCATAGTTTGAGCAACTATTTTCCAATCATCAAATCCTATAGGAAGTTTTACGTCTCTTCCTTCATCGTATAACTCTTTCCAAATTTGAAAATTACTTGCATCAGGATTTTCATCTTTAACTATTTTAATTGCTTCTTGTAAGTCTGGGGATAATAATCTTACGTTTTCATCAGCTAAAAACTTTCCCGCCGCATCATCAAATAATTTTTCAAACTTATTTGGCAACACACCCGGTTTGATATTTGCAATGTTCTTTGCTCCTCTAGAAACCTCCGAAACAAACAATTCGCCTTCTTCAAAAAAATCTTGAAAGTCAGGTGCATCATAGTTTTTTATTAATCCGTAAAAATCTGTTGCATCCATAAATACAGGATTACTACTGTTTCTTCCATAAGTATTTTTTAGATATATAAATTTACCGTCAGCATTGTTTTTCAAAGTTTGATTAATTTTTGAATAACCTTGATACATTGAGTTACTTGATACAGGAACATTTGAAGTTATGCTATCTACCGTATCTAAATTTTTACGTATTTGTAAATCAAACTTATCTAACTTTTCGTTTGCTCTTTTTACTGCTTCTTCAGCAGTGTAACCTGCAAATACATCTTTTGATATATAATGGTTACTTAATATTTCTAATTTTGATGCGTAGTTATTAAGAACAGTGGGTTTAAAATCATCTGGATTGGCTTTTAAACCATCTACCATGTCAGATAAATCGTTTTCTAATTTAGTTGCAAACTGATCAGCCTTCAACTCATACTCACGTAGATGCTTTGCATAGCTATCATACATGGCGATGTAGTTATCTATTATTTGCTTTGATGCTTCATCAGCTTGCATGTCGGGATGCAATCTTGCTTTACGTAGTTGATTTATACCTGTAGATAATTCATTATATAGTGATACTTTATCTCTCTGATTCAACAAAAACTTTTGAAATCCATCACTAAAATCCCTTACTTCACTATGTTTTATACTGTCTAAAACTTGATCCCCTGCGTTTCTTAAACCAATTAATCCAACCAATTTATACACAACATCGTTGAATGCTTCTGGATTAGACACAAGAGGTTTGCCGTCTACCATTAATCCACTTATTTTTTCTCCTATAGCTCTATGTCCGTCTATAGAAGCAAATATATCCTCTTGTATTTTTGGATCTGCTAAAGATAGCCATTTGTATACGTCTTTAGCTTTTCCTTTGTACTTAGGATTATCAAAGTCTTTTAAAAACATGTAACCTAAATGATCTTTTAAGCTATTTGTAAATCCCTTTACTCCATTGATACCTGTTTCAGTAGCGATAGTACCCCCTATTCCTCCTAAAAGCATCATCAAAAAATTAGGTTGTATGTTTTCTGGATCAACACTGTCCATTTGATAATAATGATTTACACTAGCTATGCCAAATGTTACGCCTAATTCATCTTTAAATAAACTTCTAAAAGATTCTGGAACAAGAGATTTCAAAGTCTCTGCTTCCATATTTCTTTCAATTCTTGCAACTACTTTAGCTTGAGCATTTAAAGCTTGTTGAGTTATTTGTCCCTTTTGAAATTGACTTGATAGGTTAGCATACTTTTGATTCGCAGCATCTAATCTTTGTTTTAAAAAATTTACTCTTACTCTTTGTTTTGGATCAAATATACCTTTAGCTTCTTGAGCCATCTTCATAGAAAACATAGTCATGTTTTTTCTGAATCCATTTAAAAATCCTATGTTACCATCTTGCCAATATCTCTCAAATATGTCAGCGTCAGTAAGACCTTTTTTGTTTGCATTTTTTAATGCACCTTCAAATGTTTTAGATTGAAATGTATTCTTTGCCCAGTTTCTAAACGCACCACTTTTTATTTGACCCATAGTTAAACCTAAACCACCTGTGATGGCATAGGTAGTCAATCCTATGAACCCTTCTCTTTTTAAAGTAGTTGCAAAGTCAGGACTGTAAGCTAATATAGCCGTTGCATTATCTACAGATAATACACCGTCTGTTTTTTCGTTTATGATATCAGCAGCAAATTTAGTCTTACTGAACATATCTCCAGTTGTATCTATCTTAGGAGCAATAAAAGATCCTAAAGGAGTAGTTTTTAAATCTTCTTTAAACGTATTATTAACTTCAATTGTAGCATCTGCAACTGCTTCTCCCACACCCTTTAGAACGTAAGGAACTAATTTAAGTAAGTCAGTAACTCCATGCTTGGTTCTGAATTGTTCCATTATACCACTCTGTTCAGCGTACATAAATTCAGCTATCTTTAACTCATCTAACCCCATATTTTTAAGAAGTTTAAAGTAACGTTTTGTTTCTTCTTCGGGACTTCTAGTTTCAAAATCTATGGGTGTCATATCAAAATCAAACCCAACATCAGTTACGGCAGGTTGAACATCAATGCCTTGTTTACTTCTTTCTTCTATGTCTAGTAGTGATTTTGTTTGCTCAAAAGTAGGTATGGTGTATTTATTACCTTGTTTATCTAGCACAGTAAAAGCATAACTGTTATCTCCTGCTAAATTTAAAGGATTATTAAATATGTATTTTAGTCTCTCATTTATTAAAGCATCTTGTTCTTCTTTAGTTACTACAGAGCTAACACCAGTGTCTCTCTCAGTGGGGAGTGCAGGGAAAAGATCAATAACATTCTTTTTTAAATCCTCTTCTCCAAGAGGTATTTCTCTTCCTAATTTTGCTGTTAACAAAGGATCTACTAACGTTCCTTGTCTTGCTCTATTTAAAATAGATTTCTCACTAACTATACCTGTATCAGCACCTCTTTTTAAGTAATCAAGCATAGGTTGATTAAATTCTAAGTATTTTGCATTGAGAATAGAGTTTCTAAAGTTTTGGTCATTGAACAAATCTTTAGTTATTGTAGCTGTTCTGTAATCATCTACTTGACTTAGAAACTTAAAATCTTCAAATGTTGTAGGCTTTGGGTTTCTACCCATTTGTCCACGTGTATTAACTGCTAATTCCATGTTTATTGATTACCACTAAATAATGCTTTGTCTCTAGCTGTTGATTTTTTTTCAGGCACTTGAAATAATCCTACCTCACCACCTTCAGGTGATAAAGTTGCTTTTTGACCACTTCCGTAGGTAGCTTCATCAACTTCCATAACTGCTTGCCCTGCTGTTACTATACCTTTACTGTCAAGTTTATCTTGCATTTCTGCATAAGAACTAATTGATATACCACCGTAATAAGACTCATTAAGTATTTTAGCAGCACTTTTTATTCTATCATCAGAATTTTTAAAACCTTTTAGTATCTCAACTTTAATCTCTGCGTCTTTTACTATAGCACTCAGTATAGCTGTTTGACCACTTCGATAACCTAAATTAGTTCCTAAATTAAGTATGCTTTTCCAAAGTTGTACGTCTTTATCAGATATTGTTCTTGAATCTACTGAACCTTCAGATCCACCTTGAACTGCTGCGGCCATAGTGAAAGTTAAAACACCTGCGTAATAATTGAATAACGCTGCTTTTCTTTCTTTATCACTTAATGCAGAATCTTGTGATCTTTTATAGTAATCATCAGTTTCTTTTTGTAGTTTTTGTAGAGCATCAATAGCCGATTTATCAAATAAACCTGAATTTGCTGCAATCTGTTCTCTCGCAGCTATGGTAAATTCTTGAAATTGTTGTTTTGCACCTGTCCAAGCCATAAACATTTTTTGAGTCAACCCTGTGTAAACTCTTTGTTCTGCAGGTGCATTTAATAATTTAATAAGTTCTTTTGCAGGTGTCATAACGTTTTGAAGAGCCTTTTGTTTGTAGTCTCTAGATGCTATATCTTTAAATCCGAGTTTATTAGCGTTACTAAGTTCTAAAGCTGCTTCATTTTCTTTTTCTAAAAGTTTAAATTGCTGAGAGTCAGAATACAACTGATTGCCCATCAAAGCACCTTGTATTGGTTTAAAATCTTGTTTTCCTTTTATAGAAGCAGGTAAAGCCATAGCAACCACATCTATAGCTAGTTCTGGACTTGTTGCTAATAATTTTCCTATTTCATCTTCTTCAAAAAAAGCTTTTATTTCTTTTTCATTATTAATAGAAGTTAAAGGTTTAGAGTAATTTCTAAGTTTTGATTTTAATCTTGTAACAGCATTATTTATTAATTCACCACCGTGACCTTCTAAAAGGGGAGCTTTAAATCTGACCATGCTATCAAGCTTTCCCATTTTTTCTTGAGTGTTTAAACCTATCAACTCTGGATGATTTAAATTTTTTATTTGTGTGTTAATAATGTTTTTATCTTGCATGCCACCGTCTGGTGTTTTATAATATCTATCATCTAAAGTAAAAGTTATTTTAGCATCACCTTTATTGTCTACTTGTACCTCTCCAATACTACCATTATTTTGCTCAATTTCCCCACCTAATTGTTTTCTTATAGTTTTAAGAGTTGTATTATATTTTTTTTCAAATCTTTTTTGAAGAACTGGGTGAGATGCAAAATAATCTACCATTCCTTTTGTCATAATTTTTATGTCTTGAACCTTATCACCATTTTTGTTTTGTTGATTTATAACTTCTAGTGTATCCAAACCTGCATCTATAATTGTATCAGCAACTGCGTTAACATCATTAGTATAATTTGCGTTACCACTTACACCATACTTACTATCATCAAAAACTTGTTTCCAAAATTGAGGTTTAAAATTTAATTTTAAAGCAGCATAATACGAAGATTCATCGTGATCACTACGTTTAGGTATTAAAAACTCAGAGTTTTTGAAATAATCGTTCTCTGGGAAGTATTTACTAAAGTCAATAGCAACACCCTTTGGTTTGTTTTTAAGGTTTTGTTCTTGAAGTTTAAGTTTTTGAACTTCTATTTTAGCTTGTTTATCTATCTTTGCTTTTGCTATAGCTTGTTTTAATGCAGATTCACTTTCTAATTTTGTTCTTAATCTGACTAAACCTTCTTCTGCTTCATACTTTTCTTTATCTCTTTTTAAGGTAAACTCTTCTGCTCTTCTTTCATCAGAAATTTTATTGTATTGTTGAGCCATACCCCCAAGAACATTAAGGGCTGCTCCACCTGAAAGTAAACCTGATAAAAATCCCATTTTTTACTCTTCTTCCTTGTCAGTAATTGTTGCTACAGCTAAAAATCCCCCTTGAGTTGGTTCTTCAACAGATGGCTGTTCAACTTGTTGTTTTAAATAATTATACAAAGATGGATTGTTTTCTTGCATCATTTCTTCAAGATTTATTTCATCCATGCCTTTATCCATAGCAGGTGTTCCATCATTTGTATTAAAAACTCTTACGGGTATGTTGTTTTCAGAAGCCATGCCTAAGAAATATATTGCAAGTGGTGCTTTTATTATTTCTGCAACGTCTGGAGAAAACTCCCCTTGCATAAACCCACCAATAGCAACTGTGTCAACTATCTCCTCTATAGATATACCTGCAAACATAAGTTTTGCAAATTGATCGTAAGTTTGTTCTGATCCTTCTATTTTTTCTATAATCGAATCAACAGCATCACCCGGAATAGAGTGTTTTGGTGGTTTTTCCCACGCCCATTTACCAAGTGGCTCAGTTAAGCTCCAACCTGCCGGGGCCCTGTTAAAACGTTGATCAATAGGTCTGTTTCGTGTTTTTATAGGTATATTCATTTTTTACTCAAAGTATTTAGGTTTACGTGAATAAGGCATGCTTGTTTTAGTTCCGACCCTACCCAATGCTGCAGTCCCCAATTTAGTTTTAGTTCCTGACCTTCTGTTAACATTTCTCATTATAGAATTTACCAAATCTTTTATAGCAGGAACATCAGATGTAGATGCTTTATACAGACTACCTCTTACATTATTTGTAAAACCAAAATCTCCTGCTAAATTAACTTGGGTAGATGTAAATTGATATCTACCTGCTTTACTACGGGGAGCATTTACTTTTGGAGCAGGTGGCATTTTTATAGGACCTGAAGAGTACAAACCACTTCCTCCTTTGCCCTGCCCGATGTTTAAAAATCCACCCCCAAAATCTTTTAAAACTCCTCCAATTGTCTTAACACTTTCTGCTCCTACATTACCTGTAGGGTCTCTTTTACTGTATAATTCATAACTTAAAATAGGATCTATAGTTGACTGATATGCTTTTTCTAAAACACTTCCTGAATATAAATCAGCTATACCTTCTTGAAATACAGGTTCAAAAAAGTATTTATCAACTAAACCCTCTAGTGCATCAAGTAACGCCATATTATATATACCTTACCATTTTACGTTAAACAACCCGTTGAGAATAGCTTTTCCTAGTTCTGTTTGTTGAGTTGTTGCTGTTGATTTCTTATAAAAGTCTGCATTAGCAGATGTTTCCATGCCGAGCAATCCTATTTCGTGGTATCTCTGCTCTGCATCTTGTCCTATTTTAAACGCCCATCCTGCTTCATCTCTATATTTTTGCCATAAAGCATTGAGTGCAGATTGATTGATACCTAACAGATTTTGTGCATTTATTTGATTTACAGCATTTTGGTTTGCTGTGTTTGCTGTGTTTATTTCTCTACGCCACACTGCGTTAGATTGATCTATTTGTGCAGCCATACCTATATTAAATTGTTCACGTTGGCTATTCTGACTTGCAACAAATTCTTGAGTAGCATTAGCTTCGTTTACATTAAATTGATTTTGTGCAGCAATTCTATTTTTATTTGTTGATTCTATCTGTGATCCCAGAGACGCAAAAAATTCATCTATTTGATTTTGAGATTGTGCGTTAAACTGTTGTTGTACATTTATCGCTGCAGCGTTACTTGTCATAGTTTGCAACTCACCTGCATAATCTATTTCTGCCATCTTTTGTTCGTTTGATAAATTTTGTAGGTCAAGTGCTAAAAAAGATTTAGCATTATTTACTGCAACCTGCATACGAGCATCTAGATTAGCTTTATCCATTGAAGCAAACGTAACTGCATTTTGCATAACAGCTTGCTGTTGATTGTTTAGATTAGCTAAATCCATTTGAGCATAACGATCAGCATCCATTTTTGCTATCGGTATACCTGCTTCTATAATCGCTTGAGTTATAGCTGCAGAAGCCATGCTAGATGCTCCTAAACCTCTAGCTTGCATAACAGCACCTACAGCTCTCATAGCAGGTGCAGCCCACGCAGGAGCAGGTTTGCCTTCTTCAAATGATTTAAAAAGTTCCCCTATTTGGTACTGTACTGTAGATTCTTCGGATACTTGACCTTGAGCTGCTTGAACTAAAGATTGTTCACTTACTGTTCCTGTGATGTCACCAACCACAGCTTCTGAAGATAATCTACCCTGTGCAGCGATAGCTTCAGGTGTGCCATCTATTGTCTGTGCAGTGTACTTTTCTGCTGATTTAGTCTGAGGTACTGTTACTTCTAGTCCAGTTGTAGGCACTTGGGCAGCCTGCATATTAACTTGACTTAATTGTGCAGGATTTTGAAGTAACTCATCAGTTTGAACCTGTTGTTCAACTCTTTCAACTTTAGTTCCAGTAGGTGCTTCTGTAGCTCCTGCTCTTTTTTCTAACTCAGATTGTACATCTGTTACAGGTGTAGATGTATCTAAGGTTGTATCTGTTTCAGCCACTATCTAGCTCCAATTAATATCTTATCTAGTTTATCTTCTAGTCTTTTCATTGCATCCATGATATCGTGCATATCATCTTTTACATCATCTTTACGTGCATACTCTTCACGAGTCTTATTTAATAATATCTGTAGACGTTTTACCTCTTGGAACATCTTGTTGAATGCCCACCCTGCAGGTACTACGACCATTGTTAAGATTACATTCCAAAATAACATTGCGTCTATTTCCATAATTAATTTATTCCATATAGTTTTATATTTCCAATAGCGTTTATGCTAAGTCTCCCACCATCATGTTAGCAACATAATCTTCATCTGCAACATTTGCTGAACTAGCACCTGCAAAAACTTGAACAATTCTACAAGTGCTTGTGGCTACAGAACCATCTTCTTTAGGTTGAGCAGACTTTACAAAAGTTGTTACATCTGATGCGTGTGCTGTTACACCACTTATTGCATATCCTTTAGCTGTAGCCATGTTATTAGTATACGCATAAGAAGTATCACCCGTTCCATTATCTGTAATAGAGCCATGATTAAAAGAATCAAAAACAGCAGGGTTTCCTGCTGAAGCAGTATCACCATAAGTAATCCATGTTTTACACAATCCCTGTTGTAAGTTCGTTGTAAGACCAGTTGAACCACTAGCTGTTACCCCTGCTTCACCATGTACAGCAGTAGAGCCACTTGTCATTAATCTTGCTAAATCAGATGCTTTACTCATGCTAAGTCTCCGTGTATTGTAACTGAGTTTACTGTGGCATCTAATGCTGCACCAGTATCAGCTTTATATGTCTGAATACGAAGAACACCTGCTGCTCTTGATGTTATTTCCCATACTTCTGTTCCTGCTGTTTCGCCACATACACCACTTGGAGCATAATCAGCATTACCCATATCATTCGCTATTGTAATATCTGTTAAGCCAACTCCTTGATCTGTAATACTCGTTACATTGTAAGAATCTCTAGTAGCAATAGTTCCTGTTCCATTAAAATTAATCCAAACTTTAGCAGTACCACCAAACACCACACTCGTAGCAACACTATTATTACCACTTGCATCTTTTAATGTATTTACTCTTAATTCACTTGCCATTATGCTAAGTCTCCATTCACTTCCCCAAAATTAGTGTGGTCACTTGCACCACCACTTGACGAAACAAAAATTAAAATTTTAAAAGATGTCGTTGCTCTTGATGCAATTGTTGCAGTACGAGCATTTGAATCTCCTGCTGTTGCAAGGAACATTGTTGATGCTGAAGATAAAGCGTTTGTTATATTATATGTGTAATCTCCAGTTCCATTATCTACACCAGAAGACACATTTAAAGCATTAGTAGGTGAAGCTGCATTACTACCTAGTAAATGAACTTTTGCTAACCCTTGTTGCAGATTAGTTGTTGTACTACCACCTTCACCTGTAACAAGTATAGAACCTGCTGTGGTTACACCTGTTAATTTATCTACTTTAAGTTCACTTGCCATTATGCTAAATCTCCATGTATTATTAGGTGTCCAAAAGGAGAAACATCTATATCAGATGTACCTGTATTTAAGTGACGAAGTGTGCCTGTTGTTGATGTTGTTTTAACATTATCTCCATTGTAAAATAAGTCAGTACAGTTACTACCAATTAAACCTGCATATGCAAAATTAGCTGAACTAAAAACATTTGTAACTGTAAAGTTAGCTCTTCCAGTATTTTCATCTGACAAAGATGAAACATTAAAACTGTCATCTAAAGCATTATCCCCCATGTCATATTGAACCCATGCTTTTGCTAGTCCTTGCACAGTTGTTGTAGTAGCACTACCACCTTCAGCCACAGTAACGGATGTATTACCTATCTTAACATTCGTGCCACCTGACCCTGCTTTATCTACAATGGTATCTACATTTAATTGACTTGTCATACGATACTCCAATAACCATTAACAGTAACTGTCGCTGATTGTGTTATAGGACCTGCTGATACACCATTCTCATCACTGTCTATTGTAATGTCTGCACTAATAGTCTGTCCATTTAATCTGATAATACTGTTGTTACCTTTGAATGGATAACGTGTATCTGATTCAGTCTTTGTGTAACTATCTGCTACTGTAAAGGCATCATACACAATCATTTCTACTATATCATTTAAACTTGCACCAGTTACTAATACGACACTTGTACCACTTGTAGCTGTATAATCTGTACCTGCTTTGAGGAGAACACCATTTTGGTACACATCCATATACAAGCTATCTGAGTAGCTAAGTGTTAGCGAATTAGCATCTGACCCACTAAAAGTTGTTTGAGAAGCAGTAGCTTGATATACAAATCTACTTCTTACTCCTTGATTGGGTGACCTTCCTATATATGCCATAGTTTATTCCTAAAATAATTTAATCGCTTGTAAGAAACTAGCATTTTGACCAGCAACAGAACTTCTATTTCCACTTGACTGGTCTGAAAATAATGTGCAATCAAAATAATCATTTGTTGCAACAGTACCAATCCAAGTTCCTTGAAATGTAACTGTTTCTCCTTCATCACCAACTAAAAACATAAATTGATATTGAATTGGAGAACCATTTTTTTGCAATGCTCCTTGCATATTGTCCCCCGGATTTCCACCAGTTATAGCCACTGCCCAAGAAATTAAAAAATAATTACCATTAAATGCAGATGTTATTTTTAATCTGTCATTTGTAGCGTCATAAAGACTGTGTGTATCAACAACGCTTGTTTGAAAGGGAATAACAGTTGTGGAATTATCATTAACAGTTGTAGCACTACTATTATACATTATTGAAACAACAGGCACAGATTGGGTTAAAATACCCCCAGAGGATATAGACAGAGCATCTGTATCACTTGCAGAACCTATATTTCCACCATCTGAAATGGTTACTCCAGAAACAGTGCCTAGTCCATCACCTGTAACTTTAGTTAAAGCCATGCTTTACTCCTTATGCGTATGGACTATCGCCTAATACAGTTGTATCCCAAGCTGCCTTGAGCTTTGCAATAGTATCTGCACTTGATATTGCACTTGCTGCAGGTGCATCTCTAAGAGCTTTCTTCTTAGTTACACTAGCTGATTGTGCAGAGGAATCTCCCTCTTCAAGAGCTTTCATGTACACTACGTCTTCTGCTTCTAGTAGTGGTTTTCTGACTTCTCTAATCTTATCTTGAAAGATTTTCTTAGCTTCAGTCATGTCTTCTGATATTACCTTCTTGTCTGAGTCTACGACCCAAGCACCTCTGAAGTGTCTATCGGAAGGTTTGGTAACTGTAGAAGCATCTACAGTAACACCATTTTTATCTACAATATTTGTTGTTGGCATTGTGTTCTCCTTTATGCTGCCTTATCAGTGGCTATTATATTCTCATCAATCTTCCAAGCGTTTCGCCACTCTCTTGTACTTGGAAGCTGATTCTTTTTACAAATAACTAATCTTGGTTTATTAGCTTTTTGATATTCTCTCCACACTCTTTGTGGTATGTCTTTCATAATTAAATATTCTATTGCTTGTTCTTCTGTCATTGCTTCAACAGGTTTAGTGTTGTGTAGCAAATAACCTCTTGTATGTTTCTTGAAGTCAGGCTTTGCTTCATCTTCTGCTAATGCCCAATAGACTTCTACTGGTGGTAATATGCCACCTTGTAAGGCACAAGCCATCCAATTAGGGTCAGGTACTGTTATCTTAGAACATTCTTCAGGTGCATCAGGGTCTTCCCATACAATGCGATAGTCTGATTGTTTACCTTCTAAGTTTTCTTTTGCCCAACACAATCTATCCCATAAATGTGTACCTTGAAATTCTGGTGTTTTTATTGTCATGCTAGGTCTCCACAAATTTGCATTTCTGTATGTGTTATATTACTTTCTGTAGCACTTCCATCATTCATGCTCATCATTCTTACTTCTACTGCACTCGCTGTTTTGCTAGGACTTTGAACCATACCTCTAGGATTTAATCCGTCAACTGTAACTGCAACTGCCGAAGAGTACAAAGCATTACTAAAAGCGTTTGTAAAATGTATTCCAAAATCTCCACTACCATCATCATCTACAGAACTACAATTAAAACTATCGTCTTGAACTGCATCCATGCCTAATGTAAACCAAACTTTGTTTACACCATTAAAAATGTAACTCGTATCAATAGACTTTTCTGTGCCAGTATTAACTGAATCAGATGTTGTTAATGTATCAAATGCTATTGTTCCGTTTGCCATTATGCTAAGTCTCCATTTACTCCACAAGTTAGAGGGTCTAAATCTAAAGCACTATTACTTCCATCACGACATCTACACCTTAAAGTAGTAGTAGTAACTCCATTAGAGCCAATATTGGATTGACTAGCACCATTAAATAAAAACGCATAGTCATCACTAGACATAGCATTTGTAAATGTAGTAGTATATTCCCCTGTTCCGTGGTCTGTAGTAGCTGTCATGTTAAAAGAATCATTCATTCCAATAGTTCCTGTACCATCTAATTGATACCACGCTTTTGCCAATCCTTGTTGTAAGTTTGTTGTGTTAGAACCACCCTCTCCTGTAACAACAATGCTACCTGCTGAAGTTGTACCTGTTAAGGTGTTTGTCTTTAAGGTACTCATGCTAGGTCTCCCATTATAGCCATAGTAGCTTGAACAGTATCTACTAAAGCACTACTGCTGTTATGTGATGATAAACTTAATTCACCTGTCGTTTGGTCATCAGCTCCAGAACCTGCGTGTTGCACAGCAAGCACCCAACCTGCTTCTGTTACTGCATCTCTGTGTGTACCTGCTGTTAATGGTGAATAATTAACATTTGCCATATTGTTTGTATAATCTAAGGTAAATATTCCTGTTTTATCATCTGTTAGAGAACTTATATTTAAACTGTCTCTTGCTGTTGTTGATGACATTGTAAAATGACAAAAAACTTTAGCTGCGTGTTGATTAGTAAGCGTAACTGCACCACCACCTGTACTTTGTACTGTATCTACTTTTATTGTACTCACGATGTTACCAACCTTCCACCACTTTCAACTGTCAATGTTACACCACTTGATATAGTTAGTGGACCTGTAACTTGTGCATTTTCGGTTGCAAGTATTGTTATGTTTGCACCTAATGATTGTGCGTTAGTTCTAAACAACCCACCACCTTTAAAGTTACCCTTGTTCTCTGCTGCAGGTGTTATTGTACCACCTGATAGCTCAAGGAAATAGACAAAGATATTATTTGTTCCACTAGAAGGAGCTGCACTAAAAGTAAGAGTAGACCCATCAGGAATAGTATAAGCAGAGCTATCTTGCACAACACCATCCACCGATACCAATATGTCTTGAACATTTGAGACTGTTCTACCTAATGCGAATGTAGTATCACTTCCGTCACCATTGAACCTTACAACTGCAGGTGGTGTCTGAAAGTTAGCAGGAAGTTGATTACCTATCATTGCCATTAGGTGATCTCCATGATTGATATAGCTATGTCAGTTGCACCTGATGCTGTTAATTTTAACACATCGGTTGTTTCCATAACCACCTTATTACCTGATAACAATTCAAGTGATGAACCTGCAGGTATAGGAGCATTGGTTACTAACTCTACGTCTTGGTTAGCTTCGTTGTTAGCACCTGCTCTGTTTGATGTGTCCGAACTTAAAGTAACTGTAGCAGTGACTTGGCTTGTTGTCGTATTACCGAGCATAACTCCCAACACAACCGTTGTTGTAGAACTTGCTACTGTGTAAATGACATCTTCGCTAGTTACGCCTGCTTTCGTTACTACTTTAAATGTATTTGCCATAATATTATCCTAATGCTATTGCAAGTGCTGTCGGATCTTCTGTAGAGAAGCCTGCACTTGTTAAATAAGTTTTTACATCTGTCAATGCTACTTGTTTCATAGTACCACTATCATTTGTAACAAATCTGTCTGCATCTGCTAGTGTTGTTGATGTTGCAGACGTATCACCATCAATTATGTTTAACTCTGCGGCAGTAGCGTCTACTGCAGCTAATTTTGTAAAGTCAGCTTGTACTAATCCTGACACACCATCTAATAAGTTTAACTCTGTTGCAGTAGCTGTTAATGCTACATTTTCGTTTATCTTTGGTGAAGTTAATGTTTTATTTGTAAAGGTCTGTGTACCTGCTAGTGTAGCTACAGTAGAGTCTATAGCAAAAGTAACAGCGTTACCACTACCACTTGTATCTATACCTGTGCCACCTGTAAATGTTAAAGTTTCACTGTCTAAGTCAATGCTTAATGCACCACCACTATCTGCTTGGAAGTCTAAGTCTTCTGCAGTTATCTGTGCATCAACGTAAGCCTTTACAGACTGTTGTGTAGGCACGAGAGTAGCACTGTTAGATGTCATATCATCTTCATCAACAAATGCAGTTATTGTTATAGTACCATCAGATAAATTACCATATGTAATTGTACCTGTAGTTGTTATAGCTGATGAACCATTGTTTATTGCACCAAAGCCTGATGTAATAGAGCCACTATTTAATGCACCAACTGTTGTTACGTTTGATAGTGTATCTAATGCAGATTCAAAGTAAGTTTCAAAGTCGGTTAGTGCAACCTGCTTCATTGTTCCTGCATCATTGACAACAACTCTATCTGCGTCTGCAAGTGTTGTTGATGTTGCAGAAGTGTCACCATCCATAATGTTTAGTTCTGTAGCAGTAGAAGTTACATTAGTGCCACCAATGTCTAGTGTAGTTACAGATATTTCACCTGCTATTGTTGCTATACCATTTGCAACAGTTATAAGGTCTGTGTCATCTGTGTGACCAATAGTGCTACCATTTATAACAACATCATCTATATCTAATGAACCACCTGTTATTAAACCTGTGGTTGTTATAGTAGATGAGCCTGTATTAATGTTACCAAATCCTGATGTAATAGAACCACTATCTAATGCACCTACTGTTACAAGATTAGGCATTGCAGTTATTTCATCATCAAAGTAAGCAGCTAAGTCTGTGACTGCTACTTGCTTCATTGTACCTGCATCGTTAAATACAACTCGGTCTGCATCTGCTACAGTTGTAGATGTAGCACTTGTGTCTCCATCTAGTATATTTAATTCTGTTGTTGTTACTGTAGCACCATCAAGTATTTCAAGTTCTGTTTCAGATATACCTGCACTACCTATTGTCAGTGTGCCTGATATATCTACATTACCGTTTATATCAATAGTTGTTGCAGCAATCTGTATTTCAGTATCTGCTACGAGATCTAGTTGTCCATCCGTACTGGAATTGATGTATATTGCTGTATCTCTAAATTGTAGCTTCTCTGTAGAAGCGATAAGTATGTCGTCACTAAATTCGAAGTAATCTTCATCTTCCATCCATTTTAGTACACCATCTGATGTTTCACCATCAAAGGTAATTGTTATATCTGTGCCTGCTGTTCCTGCACCGAACGTAAGTGTGTTGCCTAATAATTTAGTTATAGGGCCACCTTCGTTGGCTGTACCATCGTGGGTGTGTCCACTACTTGCTTGGAAGGCTGCTAATAACTGATTGAACTCATCATTGGTATGAGCTGCAGTTATTACGTCTCCGTCAGTGTAAGAAGATTGTCTGGTGTAGGTTGCTCCCATTTATCTTCTAGCTCCTAATTGATATTCTAATTGAAATCCTTTTAGTGAATAGGGTGCAGTTGTTCCCCCATCATTCACTCTCAAGGCTACTGCAAATCCTGATCCTTCTACAGGCTGTCTTACAAGAGGTTGTGATGCACCACCATACGTTCCTGATGAAGTTGATGTTGAACCGTAAGTTGATGTGCCATATATTGCTGCTATGTCTTCTGAATCTAAAGGATAAGCTGCAGGTCGAGCAGACTCTCTACTCTCATAATCATACCGAATAAATAGGTCTGCGTCAATAGAAGATTCAGGTGCATAGTTAACTATCACCCTTTGCATGTTTTTTCGTATTCCCGGATCGTTCATTGTTAAATCAGGACTACGGTATCTTCCAAGTATTGCTGTGCCATCAAAATCATTACCTGACTCTTGTCTGTACACAAATCCATCACCTGATCCATGTATGGCTATAACATTACCTGCTGATACGAAAGTATCTGTTGAAGTCGGTCTTATACCTTTTAACTCAGCAAATTCAAATTGTTGTCCTCTAAGAACACATATGACTCCTTTTGTAGAGTTTTCTCCTTGACCACTCTTCGTAAAAAATATTCTGTATTGCGTCTTTTCAGGTATTACGATTGATGTAAAACTACCTGCATCTGCTAGATTGGTATCAAAAATAGACTGTACGTTAGAACTAATTGTACCCAACTCAACGTCACCAATTCTTGCAGTACCTGCAATGGTACGTAATCCGTCAGGTCCTAAGAATATTAAGTCACCTGCAAATTCTTGTATGGTCTGTCCGTTTACACATCCTATGTTTCTTGTTACAGGTTTTACTGCAAAGTCACTAGAACTTGATCCTGTCATTTGGAATATTCTGTTTTCACAAAATATAAATAAATTGTCACGGAATACTTTAAGTCCTGTTACTGTGTCGTCTACTTTTACACTACCTGCACCAGAGCCACTGTTAAACGCATCTTCATCAAAGCCTACACTAAAAACTATTTCTTGAGGTGTACTGGACATTCCTGCATAAAACATATGATCTTTAAATACAGTTACAAATTTAGCACCAGATACTGTGCTTTCACTTATGTCTGTTGCACTAAATGATGTGTTAAATACTGTAGGTGCATTGTTACCATCTACAACAATTAACTTATCATTACCGTCAAAGTTGAATCTTTCAAAATCATATGTGCCTGCACTGGTTCTACCAGTATCTCTTTCTGTCCAACTTGATCCACCCGGAGTAGCACTAAATATCTTCTCTCCTCGTGCAGCAACAACATTTGATCCAAACGTTGCAACCATCAGCACTTCTTCACTTGATGAACTTGTCTGTGGTACAATACCAGTTACGTATTTACTAAAACCACTTATTCTTCTGTACCCACCTTCGATGTCAGGTTCAAAGTTAAGTAACTCAAGAGCTTGACCGGGTTTCATTATAAATGTAGATTGGTTAAGAACTAACCCACCTTCACATACAAATGGAAACGCACCTGTCTGACTTAGCTCTGGCATTAGACGGCTCTCATATATATTGACTTGTTAATTAATTCTACACGCATACGCTTGATAGATTTCTCAAACTGCATTTGTGCAAGCTGTGCATTTTGCACTTCACCACGCAAAGTAAAAGCATAATACTTTGCTTTTTCTGCTATAACTGTTTCAAACCTTGTCGGTATAAGAGATGTATCTGTAGACGCACTTAAAGCAGTGTGAGTTGCGTAATAAAAATATTTTACAGTATACGTTGCTTTATCTGGCACAGGAGATAAACCTATGCTTTGATCTGGATTCTCATACACAAACTCAGGTATGGCTCTAGAGTTACCTGTAGGATCTGTGTCTCTTTCGTGATAGTTGTCAAGGTATTCACTGTGACTTATGTAATCAAGTTTAATTTCTTTTTTATCTGCTGCTTCAAGAAATGTAAAACTATCGTAATCAATTGTTTTAGTATCTGTTGTGCTTAAATCAGATCGACTATACAATCTTTTACCTGCAGTTGTGGTAAAAGTTTTTGCTGTCACTGTAAAGGGCCACTCAGTATCTGCGTTGATTATATCATCTATTGCACGATTAACATAATCTTTTACAGCAGTTTGTATACCTCGTGATGCACTAAACGTGCTACTTGTTAGCTCTACCTCGTTTAGATCTCTTAGTACGTTGTTTATTAATACTAGATAACTGCTCGCCATGTTTAATTTTCTCTTGGACTCGTTTGCTTTCTAAATAGTGTCTTCTTTTTTGAGCTTTGCGTGACGGACTATTTAGTTTTTTGTTAATCTCTGCTACTTGTTCTGGTGTTAGTAGCCTATAAGGTTTAGCGTTGAGTGGTGTTAGTAGTCTTAAATTTTTTTTTTAATTTGGTTATTTTGTATCTAACCACTCTTACGTGCTTTCTTTAATTGTTCTTTTGCCTTTTTTGCTATTGCTACGACTTCTGTCTTACCCATCACTTTTGCTCTTTGCTCCATGACCGTAAGAATTTGTATCTTTCTCGCATACGGTTTCTTAATTTTTTTAACCTTTGCAACCGTTGCTCTGGCATCTGACGGTGTAGCAAACTTGATACTAACCGTGTCTTTAGGGTTCTCATCCGTATATAAACGTCTACCAGATTTTTTTGGCTTTTTTCCAGTTCCAACTTTAGGATCTTTTTTTGTCACTGGGAAGCTTCTTGCTTTTCTACTTCTTTTATGCTATCTTTAGCCATGTTATTTAATGTTTTTAATTTCTCTGTAGCTGTGATCATGTCATTTAATGCTGTGTCAAGAACATTCAAGGCTGCATTGTTATTATTTAAAATGGCTGTTGCAGTGTCTATTTGCAACTTGTATTGGTAAGCTAAAGCTTGGGCTGCTAGTGATTTCATGTAATGGGACTCCTTTGTCCAATTATACAGATAAGATCCAGTAATTGCAAGTAAATTATAACTTACCTGTCCATTTACCTACAAAATAGAGGATTAAGCCACCTACAGCCAACAAAGCTATAAAAGCTACACTATACCCTGTTATCTCTAAAATCTCTTCTCTACGCTTCTTAGCCATGCGTTCTGCGTGTCTTCTAGACTTTCGTGCTTCAGCTTGAAACTTTTGCCAATCTGCCCATAATCCGGGTCTACCTGCATAAATCATTATTTGTTTAAGTTCTTCTTCTTTTTGCTTTAGTTCTTCTAAAGCCATGAACTCTTCTAAATCATTTGTGCGTATTCCCTTTGATCTTTTCTTATTTGCTTTTTTTTCTATTTGTTCTTTTGCAAATACAAAATCACCGATATGTTTGCCACAACTAGCAAGTTCCTTACCGTTGGATACGAATTGTTTAATTACGCTAAAGGCCGCATTTGCTGCGGCAAGCTCTGCTAACATGTATTCCCCTTACTTGTTTACTGGCTTGCAATATGCAATTATTCTTTTATCTCCTTCCTCAGAAGGTATCATTGGTTGTTTTGTTAGACGTTCAGCAAAATATAGGCATCTGTCTATATTGCGAAACCTTTGCGTTTGATTTATCACCTGAGTGTCTATCATTATCACTAGAAGAAACTCTATCATTGTGATGGCAATCGCATGAGCATTCTTCGCAATCGCATTCGTAACATTCGCAAGTCTCGCATCGTTTCTTAGTCAACCCACTCTCCATGTTCCATAGTCTTTGATAAATTATCTGCACGTTTACCTACCTGTTTTGCCCAACGGGAGTTAAGCATCTCGGCTGCAGCCCATTCAAAGTCCTGTCTTTCTATAGCTTCCCACATCTTTTTAAACTTCATAAGACGTGGTATACCTAAATTAAATCCCATATCTACAAGACACAT